TCGGAACGCCATTTGACGCCCACGAACACGTACATACACGATCTCCGTGAACTGCTGCACTTCGTAATTGCGGGTGGACTGGTAGTTCTGCGTACTAGTGACCGCAGGGGTTGCCGATGCGCTGTAGTTTGAACCGGGGTTTTGCCGGGGCCGCAGCGTAAAGGTAACTGCGGGGTTGTTCACCGTAGAGCCGTTGAACGTAACGTCCGGGATCATCCGATAACCAAAGCCGTAGTTGTGCCCGTCCCCGATGTTGATGTCGGCAGATTGGCAGAAAGACGTAATGGCTGTGGGCGGGTTTGTCGCGCCGTCGTCTACACCGCTTTCATGGTATATAAGCTGCCCGTTATATCCTGTAGCCATTGGCGAGGCTCGCAGCGGCGAGTCAAGCCACGCCGTTCTTGCAAGGGTGCCGTAAGACCAGATTTTTTCCAAGTGGTTGTAAATCACGTATCGGTCAACCGCTGTTGAATTTGCGGAGCAGTAAAACCACCAAATCTCGTTGTACCCCTCGTTGGTACCTGAGAAAAACTGATATGACTGGGATAGATTAATGTCGTTAAAAATATACTGACGAAGAGGACAGTACAGGGTTTCCACCCGTCCAGAATACATGTAGAACTTGTCCACGCCCATCCAGTAGGCGATGTTGTTGGCTGTAGATGTTGCGTTGGGGCCAACAATAGACAAGTTGTCGGCGAGAAGTTGAAAACCCCATACGTATGGTGGGCCAAGGTATTGCATGGAATACAACGCAGAGTCTGTCCACACCAAAATTTCTTGCCGCGACTGCATAGCAGTAATAATTTGAGAACCGTCACTGAGTGTGAAACTACCAGCTTGGTTGGTGATAGCCGGTGTCCATTGGGTGTAGTCTTCTTGGTCTGACCAGCGTATCAACATGGGGTTTTGTACGGCGGAGCCGTAGTCGTTTACACCAAAGCCAATCACAAAGCGTGAAGCGTCCGACACCATGACAAAGTTGCAAACGTCTGGGGTATCCCCGCTAGTGAGCAGAACGCCACGGTCAAAAATGTTTGGGTCGGCGTTGGTTTCCCAGAGATACAGGCCACCGCCCCGTGGGTTAAAGATCAAGTCTTCGCCGTAGTTAGACTGACTCCACAAACGAAGCTGGGAAGCAATTCCCGTTGTGGCAGACAACCCCCAACCTGTCGGCGTTGACGAGCCAGTAACACCACCCCAGCCGCCTGCGCCCCAACCGTTTGGGGCTGTAAAGATTTCAGGGCCAATTGAGATTTGATATGTAAACGTGGCAGCGCCCGTCGTTCCCGAGGAGCTTGCCGGGGAAGAAACAACGATGCTGTACGTATTGGCGCTTAGCACCGTGAGTCGAAATTCTTGGTTAAGTGCTGTTGCTGGAATACCGTTTATCGCTCCCCCGACACCTGAGATTGTTACAAAGTCGCCCGTTGCGGCTCCGTGGCTTGTGTCGTTTACCGTAACTGTTGTCGAACCATTAACGGTAGTAAACGCATTAGCCGCTACGGACTCTACAAGCCGGATAGGTGTGATGTCGTAGAAAATACCAATGGTGCCGTTCTGAATATAAAACTTGAGGTTTGTGCCAACGCCCAACAAGTTGTAGCCGGACAGCGTAACCCAGTTAAACAAAGAGCGGCATACGCCCCAAAACGACCCCGCAGGGGGTGCCAGCGCAGAATTAGTTGTGCCGGTATCGAGAGTCCAACCGCCAATTTTTTCGGGGTAGCCGGAACGAAAGCGTACCTTGTCCATCTCGAACCAAGTACCCTCGTTGGCCAGAGTTGTGGACTCTTTGTTGATTCCCGGTCTTAGCTGGAGTTTCTGTAGCGTCACGCTTACCTCACGCAGTTAGTACGTTAAGGGCGGAGTTGATGTGCGCAACCCTGTCGGCGAGGCCAATTATCCCACCGTTTATCTTTTTTGTCATCCCCGTGAAGTCCTTGGCGTCGGCTTCTTTGTTTAAACTGCGCTTGTTCCAAAACCAAGCTGCGGTCAGGGCTGCGTATTCTTTGGTCAGCACAAGGTCGGGATCTTTGACGAAGTCCACGCCCAAGGCGTCTGAGGCCAATCGGTAGTTGTCTTTGCCGGTCAACTGGATGAGGCCACGGCCACGGAACTTCCAGCCATCGCCCTCATCGGTGTTGCCCATCCGGCCAGAATAGACCTTGTTGGCGATCTTCTCGGGCTGGCGATGGAAAGGCTGAGCCTCCGCTTCAGACGGGAACCGGCTGGGCCATGTGGCGTTTAAACCCTTCGCACTGTAGTTCAGGTTCTCTTGCAGCGTCTTGAAGTTGGCAGACTCATGGGCGCATTGCCCGATAAACGCAGCTTGGCGCTCAGGGGTGTTGATCTCAAAGCGGTTAAACGCCGCCGTCAGCGGCTCAAGCCATGACGGATCGATGTGCATTTGCTCAAGTTGGTCTTCAGTCATTTCACTGGTCCTGCCTTAGAAAGAAGATCTGTCTTGGCTTGTGAGCCTGCGGATGATCCAAAGTAGTAGGCAATGATGCCCGTCCAAGCAGTGCCAAGCGATCCCAGCATCATCAAGATGGCAGGGTTAGCGCTGTCTACTTTGCCAATAAACATCATCACCATAATGCCAAAAAAGCCTAGTGTGACCGTACCCGCAAGTATTGGTGGCATCAAGCTGCGGGTCTTGGATTGCATCTCCCGTGCAGACTTCCTGTCCTCGACCTCCAGCTTTTCAAAGTTGAGACCAAGCTCCTGCGCCTGCTTTTGTAACTCGATCTCAGCGATCTTGACTTGAGCAATCTGCTCCGCTGACAGCTTGTTGTTGGAGATTAGGTCGCCAACCTTGTCTGGGTCTACGCCGATTGCCTTGGAGATAGCCGAGACAGCCATCCCCGCCAGTGGACCGCCCATTGCCGTGGCAATTGTGGGCGCGATTTGTTTAAGCCAATCCATTACTGTTTACTCCTTGAAAGCATGGTTGCTGCAATTTGTAGCATGGCGCGGGTGCTGTCCATGTCCTCTGGCTGGGTAGCCCATCCAACCGTGATTTGCCCAACAAATCTGCCCGGTTCCGGTGGCACACTGATACGACAGGTATACGCAACGCCTTTGGCGATGTACCACAGGCCCATTTCCGACTGCGCTGATCGGTACTCGCTGCACGGAATCTCGTTTGCCATGAGCTTGACCACATCAGAATTGTTGGCTGCGTTCTGTGTAAACAGCCCCACGTCCAGCCCGTCGTTTGTTTTATCCCTGCCGTCCTTGGCGTAGGCCCGGTGCAGGATGCGCGTTCCAAACATCGAGTTCACCTTGAACACCGCCACGATCTGTGCGCCAGACTGTTTAAACAAATGAGCTGCTGCGTCTTCTACGCGGTCTTCGGCAATGGACGGAATCTTCTTGGACTCCTTGTATGCCCCTATCAACAACTCTTGGTTTGTATATACAAAGTAGCCAGCAAACGTGAGGACCGCCATCAGCACCATTGCAAACAGACGGAACGGGCTACTGACATACGCCAGCACCTTGTCAACTAGGTTTAAACGCTCGTCGCTCATCTTTGCTGCTCAAGGATGCCAATGGTGAAATACAGGATCACCCCGACCAAGCTGAAGAAGATAACCGCCAGCAAGGCCAACTCAAGAACCTCGTCCATCTCTTGTTTGCGCTTGACCGCAGCTTCTTTTTCTCTGCGAGCATCATGGGCAGACTCCACATCCATTGCCGCTGCTCTGGACTTGATCTTGTTCCAGACGTCTACCTTTCCCGCCTGCATGAACAGCAATTGCAACTCGTCTTCAAAACGCTTGGCTTGGTCAAGTGCCATCTCAATCTGAATGGCCGTACCCATGCTGGACTTGGATTTCTTGGCTTGGACAACAGCCTTGCTGGCCGTAGACTTTGCGTCAAAGTACTTGCCAAGGACAGGGCCAAGAGACGACACATCATCAACAGTCTTGCTGACCTTTTTGATCAGCGCAACTGCTGCCTGAATGCCTGCAAGGGCCGTGAGTGGATCAATCACTTTCCGCTACCTTCTTTGGCTCTGTCTTGCCTTTTTCCCGCCACTTCAAGCACCAGATCAGCAGCCGATCAGATGACCATGACCACCTGACGCACTCAAAGACTGGTGCCGGTGCTTGCGCTGCTGGCGGTGGTGGCGGCAGCGCGTCCATGATTACATGAGGATTTTCTTAATGAGTTCAGCGGCAAAGCCTGGGCCAAGCAGCGTGACAGCAATCAGCGCATAGAGAATGTACTCAATGCGGCTCATGCGCTTGCTGCCTGATTCAAAGCTCTTCTGGATCGCTTGGTAGCGCAGCGCACAGACTTCCTCATGCGTGGCTAGCTTGGCGTCTGTGGCGTCTATTTGATTCATGTCGCGTCAGCAGGCTCTGGCGTGTTGCCCTCTGCCAGCCATGCAAGGTATTGCTGGTAGTCGGTGTTGGCTGGGTCAAAGGGGATGCAAGCGCCGTCTGCTGTGCGGATGATTGCTTTAGCACCGGTAACACTTTCCCATAATTTATAAATCATAATTCAATCTCCGCAGTCCAGTTTCCACCAATAATAGAACTTTGATATTGACTTAATCCTGAAGTTCCGCTTCCTTCGCCATAAAAATATGAATCCAATGCCGTTCCTGAAAATGAAGAAAGATTTGCAAACCCACCAGCATAATAGCGCCAACCACTATTGCTTACACCATAAAAAGTCATTGTTGGTGCGGCTCTTTTTGTTACTTTAAATGGAATAATTGGAATTGATATTGAAGTTCCAACATATACAGTACCAGTTGTAAACTGAAATGATTGATTAAAAGCTGGCGCAGTCGCCTGTGCAAAAGACTTCTCATAATACCGCTGACAAAGCGCCAACTCCGTGCCATAAGGCCGGTAGTCAAACGATGTGGCTGTGCTGCCTTTTTCAAGCTGTACGCCTGTGATGTAGAAGGTGGCTCCGTTTGTGCCGACTACGCTGGTTGCGCCTGTTGCTGAAAAGAAGTCTCCAGAACCCCAAGCATTAGCAGTTCCGCTATATGTTGAACCCACACCCAAACCAAAACTCAACCAAAGACCCGTTCCGTTGGTAGAACCAACCCAAGTACCGCTTGTATCGCCAGCAATCGTTACTGTCTTGTATTCAAAAGTGTTTGCGCTACTTATAGTGTATGTAAATGGGTACGCACGATTTCTTGCACTATTTTTAATTGCGCCGCCAAAAGTTCCTGTTAGGCTTGAACGAACCCAAAAAGACACGGTAATTGTTTTGGCGTTAGCGGTTCCAAACATTAAATCTGCGGAGTTAAAACCTTCAATTTTTTGTTCTATATTAAAAATGTTTGATGCGCCGTCAGCGGTTGCGGCAAGGGAAGTGACCAACAAAGAAGTTGAAAACCCAGTTGGCGCAGTTGAAGATTGCTGAACGCTAAATTTACTTGCAGCGGCTCCTCCATCAAAAGAGTTACCAGCCCAACGGTCTAAGTTATAAGCCCCATTTACTTGCGTGTAACTCGCCCCAGCGTTCCTCTGGTCAATCACCATCGCGCCGTTGATGATGCGGTTCCGGAAGGCTAGACCGCCATAGAACGCACTTGTGTTCTGAGTTGTTGCATCATTAAATGTCAACCCATCTGTGCCGCTAATACTTACTGTCATATCGTCTCCTTGGCATAACGCCATTTGTAACCATGCGCTGTCTTGGCTTTGCCAGTGCAGCAACGATTAATACCCGCTCTAGTTTTACTTAAAGCCTTGGCTGCATCAGCCACTGATTCATAACGCATTTCTACATCACCCATACGGATAACTGGATGCGGCTTCTTACCGCCACCAATTGGGCGCTTGCGTCCTTTGAGCGCTTTACTTGCCCCCACATTGTGTTTTCCACGCATGGGACTTGGCTTCCCCCACATGGGGTTGTCTGCGCCATGCTTTCCAACCAAAGGCCGCTTAACCCCTGTCTGTGGGTGTGGCTTGCCAAACATGGGGTGAGCTTCTCCGCATGGCGCTCCGTCCAAGGCATTCTCAGCAATCAGATTGGCCCACTCTGGATTCTTTGACACATCATGCAACTCACTAAAGTCTTTGGCAGCAGCAAGGCATCTAGCTTCATCAAAGTAAATGCCCAGCACCCCTACGCTCACATCATTCCCGTGAGTTTTACGGTGACGCTTCCAGTACACACCACTGCCAAGGTAGTATTTCAATTCGTCAAGCCGTGAAGACTTGCAGAAATACTTAAGCCCTGTGATGTTGTGCTCCATCACAAGCAAAGCAGTAGGCGCAAAATTACTCATTTGCAAAGCCCGTGGCAGCGGTGGTCTGTACGCTGCTGTCGTCGAAGGTGATGCTCTCACCGCTTACTGCTACGGTCATTTTGGAAACTCCTCTTTAACTGCGG